ACGAGACCGCGCCGAGCTGCTGGTGCGACCCCGTCGAAGACGACGAGGAGCCCGGGCTGTGGCTGCACAACAGCGCTGACGACCGTGAAGCCTTCGAGCAGGGCACGAGGAAACCATCATGAGCTTTGACCCGAACACGCCGCTGCCGGCCGACCGCAAGGTCCGCACCTCGAAGCGGTTGTGGTCCGACGTGGTGGGGGAAGCCGAAGCCGAGGCCGGCATCACTGCGCCGAAGAGCCAAGAGCCCGGCTACCGCTGGTCGAACGGGCGCACGCACCGCAGCGGCAAGGGGGCGGCCGATGGCAGCCACGGCTGAGGCCCGATACGCGGCACTGCCCGCATCGATCCGGGCGATCTACAGCTATGACGAGTGGGTCTGGCTGACCGACCAACAGAAAGACCGCCTCGAGCTGGCGGAAACCGAACCGGAGTGGGACCAATGACCGAGACCCTGTTGCCGTATCAGCAGCGCGTGGTGGATGAAAAGGCCGAACTCGACCAGAAGCTGGACGCCCTGCACGCGTTTCAGGACGGACCGCTGTTTCCGCGGCTGACCAGTGCCGAGCAGGCGCGCATGAACTTGCAGGCGCACTACATGGCCCGCTACTCGGAGATCCTGGGCGAGCGAATCGCTGCGTTTCAGCGGGACGCCGAGACGGCCGCGAGGAGCGTGGCATGAGCGACATCCTGATGACCGACCAGCCGCAGGTCGCCGCGAGCGACATGGTGCTGGCGAAGAACATGGCCGAGCTGCTGCACAAGCACTACCCGGGGCATTTGTGGGCGGTGACGTGTGAGAACGGCCTGGCCACGGTGCGCAACCTGTACCTGTCGGGCCAGTGGGCCTTCGTGATCAAGGTCGGACAGCAATACTCGATCAGCGCCTTCGACAAGGCGATCGTGCGCGCCGGCGGCGAGCTCCTTGAGCGCTACCGGCTCAGTCGCGGCGCCTTCAGCGACGCCCAGTATCACGACATCAAGACCGACATCGCCGGCAACCTGCTGGCCGACAAGAGCTGACCATGCAAGACACCGACGAGATGCAGGCTGAGGCAGGCCTGGCCGAGATCAACACGCCTCTGCTGGCCGACGACGAGCCTGGCGCCGCCTACCCGGAGATCGACTGGCTGGGGCGGGCGGATGCGGCCTATTCGGCGAGCACCGACTACTTCGACGCGAACGTGCGCGCGGAACTCGAGGCGGCGCTGCGCCAGTTCAACAGCGAGCACCCCGTCGGTTCGAAGTACCTGTCCGACGCGTACCGGGGCCGTGCCAGGGGTTTCCGGCCGAAGACACGGTCCGCGGTGACGAAGTACGAAGCCACCGCCGCCGAGGCGCTGTTCTCAAGCTACGACGTAGTGGACGTGCAGGCGCTGGACAAGGACGACCCGCTGCAGGTCGAGGCGGCCAGCTTCGCCAAGCACCTGCTGCAGATTCGGCTCACCAGCTCGATCCCGTGCTTCATGGTAGCGATGGGCGCGTTCCAGGACGCCACCGTGGCCGGCATCGTGGTGTCCAAACAGTCCTGGATGCTGGATGAGCGCCGAGGCATCGATCGCCCCGACGTCGAGCTGGTGCCGGTGGAGAATTTCCGCTTCGACCCGGCGGCGAACTGGATGGACCCGGTGGGCACCAGTCCCTACCTCGTGCATCTCCTGCCGATGTACATCAAGGACGTGAAGGCGCGCGTCAAGCAAGGCACCTGGCTGCCGGTGGCCGAGTCCGAGATCCAGGCCAGCGCATCACGTCAGCTCGACTCGATCCGCTCGGCGCGCACCGGAGACCGGGCCGAGGCGACGGACAACACCGTGGCGGTGACCGACTACTCGATCGTGTGGGTGCATGAGAACATCATCGAGGAGGACGGGCAGGATTGGATCTACTACACCCTGGGCACCACGATCCTGCTCTCCGACCCGGTGCCCCTCGAGGTGAAGTACCCGCAAGGCCGCCCCTTCGTGGTCGGCTCCTCGATCGTGGAGGCGCACAAGGTCTATCCGTCGGGCCTGCCCAAGCTCACCCGCGACGCCCAGGCCGAGGCTAACGACCTTGCCAACCTGCGCCGCGACAACATCAACTTCGTGCTGAACAAGCGCTACTTCGTGAAGCGCGGCAAGCAGGTCGATCTGCGCAGCCTCACCCGCAACGTGCCGGGCTCGGCCACCCTGATGGACGACCCGGATGGCGACGTGAAGGTGGCCGAGACTGCGGATGTGACCAGCTCGAGCTACCAGGAGCAGGACCGCCTGAACCTGGACTTCGACGAGGTGGCCGGCGTCTTCTCGGGCGCGAGCGTGCAATCGAACCGGCGCCTGAACGAGACCGTCGGAGGCATGAACATCCTGACCGGCAACTCGGACAAGGTGACCAACTACCGGCTGCGCACCTTCGTCGAGAGCTGGGTCGAGCCGGTGATGCGCCAGATCCTCAAGCTCGAGCGTGCCTTCGAGACCGACAACGTGTTGATGAGGCGCGCCGCAGTGCAGGCGAACCTGCCCGCCGAGCTGGCCAACCCCGACGTGCTCTACATGCTGCTCGAGGGCGACGTGATGCTGAACGTGAACGTCGGCATGAGCGCGACCAACCCGACCGAGCGGATCAACATGCTGCTGACCGCGCTGCGGGCGATCAAGGAAGCGCTGGCCGACGGCACGCTGCTGAAGTTCGGACTGGACGCCGGCACGGTGATCAAGGAGGTTTTCGCGGGCATCGGCTACCGGGACGGCTCGCGCTTCTTCTCGCGCGCCGACGACCCGACGGTGCAGGCGCTGCAATCGCAGGTCGAGGAGCTGCAGCAGGCGCTCTCCGTCAAGCAGTCGCCCGAGCTCATCGCTGCCCAGGTGCAGAAGCTCGTCGCCGAGACCGAGAAGGTGCTGGCCGACAAGGTGCAGACCGGGGTCCAGGCAGCCTACTCCGCGATGCAGGCAGGGCAGGTCATCGCCGCGGCGCCTGCGGTGGCGCCGATCGCCGACGAGATCCTGGCCGGCGCGGGCTACCAGGACGCCGGCGGCGCCGACCCCAACTTCCCGCAGCCGGCCGGACCGGTTGCCGGGCTGGTGCAGGGTGACATCCGCAACCGGCGCACCGGCATCGAGTTCAACCCGTCGGGCCAACCCAACACCGACCCGATGACCGCGCCGTCGCCCAACACAGGGCAGGCGGCCGGCATCGAGACGCAACGCAATGACGGGGTGCTGTGATGCTCAACGAACGCGACGAGATGCAGCGCCTGATCGCACTGGGCTTCTCGGCCGAGGATTTTCTCAGCTCCGACCTGGGAAAATTCATCGCCGAAAAGGCCGAAGCGGAAAGAACTTCCGCAATTGAGGAACTTATTTCCTGTAGTCCGTTTGACGGTGAGACCATCTCACGTCTTCAATCGCGGGTAGCCGTCGCGGATGCCGCGATGCAGTGGCTGGCCGACGCGATCATCCTTGGGCAAGAGGCCCAGGAGCGGATGCGCCAGCTCGATCAAACGGACTGAAGGAGCCCACGATGGACGACGAACTGAACCAGGACCAGGTCACCAACGAGGCGCCGGCCGCCGAGACCAGCGAGCCGGTACGCTCGCCCCGCGAACTCGCGATGGAGCAGGTCATCGCCTCGCGCAAGGCGGCCGAGGCTGCCGAACTCGAGCAGCACCGCCAGGATCTGAAGTCGCAGGGCCTGCCCGTCCCGGAAGAGGGGAGTCCAGCTCCCTCGGCGGGCGAGGAAGGCGACGACGACGCGCTGCAGCGCGAGCTTCAAGCGGAGCAGGCGGCCCCGAAGCCCAAGCTGGTGGAAGACCTCGACCAGACGCTGGTCAAGATCAAGGTCGACGGCGTCGAGCGCGAAGTGCCGCTGGCTGAGCTGGTCCGTACCGCCCAGAAGCACGAGGCGGCCGACAAGCGCCTGGCCGAGGCCACGCGTCTGCTGCAGGAAGCCGAGGCCAAGCGCCGAGAAGCTGAAGCGCCGCAGCAAGCACAGCCGGCGCCGGCCGCGCAAGCCCCTGAACAAGCGAAACCTGACAGCTCCGACAAGGTGCGGCAGGATCGCGAACAGAAAGCCAAGGAGTTCCTCGAAGCCATGTTCCACGGTGACGAGGACCGAGCGACCCAGATCCTCGCAGGCCTGATGCCGGAAAGCCCACCTCCCCAGGAGACGGCTACCCGGGCACCGGACCCGGAAGAGCTGGCCGCCCAGGTCGAAGCCTCCTTGGAGCGTCGCAGTGCGCTGAAGCAGTTTGCCTCTGCCTACCCGGAAGTGCTGAAGGACACCGATCTTGCAGCCCTCGCCGACATGAAGCTGGCCCGACGTCTCGCCCAAGGTGAGCCGTTCTCCCAGGCCCTCATGTCGATCGGCGAAGAGCTCTACACCAAGACCGGCCTGAAGACGCCCGCGGCGGCAACCCAGGAAACGCCCCCGGCCACCCCGTCGCAGACTGAACGCGTGGAACGCAAGAAGGCTGCGGACCCGGTCCGTGGTCGCAGTGCCAGCACCGCTTCGACCCAGGAAGCGCCGCCGTCACCCTCCGACGTCATCAAGCAGATGCAGGAGGCCCGGATGCGTGGTCGATGGAACGGTCAGCAGGCACGACGCTAACCAATCTGCATAAGGAATCAGAATCATGGCTGGACAACTTTGGAGCACCAACACCCTCGGCGGCTACATGAGTTCCGAGAAGCTGTCGCGCGTTCTGCGCTTCGCCCTGCAGCCGCTGGTGAAGTTCCGCCAGTTCGCCGACATCAAGGATGCCGCGGGTCAAGGCAAGAACAAGGGCGACAGCTACCAGTGGAACGTGTATTCGGACGTCGCGACCCAGGGCACCACCCTGGCCGAAACCGACGTGATGCCCGAGACCAACTTCACCATCGCGCAGCGCTCGCTGACCATCACCGAGATGGGCAACTCGGTTCCCTACACCGGCAAGCTGGATGACCTGTCCGAGCACCCGGTGACCGAGATCATCAACAAGGTGCTCAAGAACGACGCGAAGAAGGCCTTCGACGCGGCGGTCTATGCCCAGTTCAACGCCACCCCGCTGGTCGTCTCGCCCACGGGCGGCAACTCGACCTCCGCGGTCTCGCTGGCCACCGACGGTGTCGCACCGACGGTGAACGGGGTCGCGCTGGGCAAGGACCACATCAAGGCGATCGTCGACATCATGAAGGAACGGAACATCCCGGCCTACGTGAATGACGACTACATCTCGATGGGCCACCCGAGCACCTTCCGCAAGCTCAAGAACGACCTCGAGGCGATCCATCTGTACGTCGATACCGGCTTCCAGATGATCCTCAACGGCGAGATCGGCCGCTACGAGTCGGTGCGCTTCGTCGAGCAGACCAACATCGCGAAGGACACCACCAACTTCGCAGCGGGCCTGTCGAACTGGGCCTTCTTCTTCGGCGCCGACACGGTGGCGGAGGCGATTGCGGTGCCCGAAGAGATGCGCGGCAAGATCCCGACCGACTACGGCCGCAGCCGTGGTGTGGCCTGGTACTACCTGGGCGGCTTCGGCATCGTGCATCCGCGTGACGACAGCGACAGCTCGAAGAACGCGCGCATCGTGAAGTGGGGCTCCAAGCCGGCTTAATGCGTGACGAAGGGGAGCCAGGCTCCCCTTCTTCCCGCGGACACAGGAGACCGCAATGCGACCCGACGAAATGCCCGATCTGCCCCTGTCCGACGCAGGCCACGAAGGCTTCGGCGCCTCGAAGGACGAGATGCGCCGCGGCTTCAAGAAGATCCACCAGCCGATGGGCGGGATGTCCGACGAGAACGGTGATACCTACGTCGGCGACCGCGCCACGTTCGGCGGCGCGCTGGGGCGCCCGCACGGCTGGGAACGCTGAAGGAGCGAACCATGAAGGAATGCAACTACAAGCCCAGCGGCGAGCTGCAGGGCGACACCAAGGCGATGCCCGATCGCGGCACGCGCACCGGCATGAACGGTGACACCTACGGCGCCTCGCTGGATCAGGGCGCCACCAACTCCCACGGCAAGCTGGGCGGCGCCACCAAGAGCGACGCCTGGGACCAGGGCCGCTCGATGAACCCGATCAACAAGTGAGCACCATGAGCAAACTCGACCGCAGCAAACCCTTCGGCGAAGTGTGGGGCGACCACCCGGCCCGCTTCGAACAGGACGGCAAGTTCTTCAACGCCTCCGAGGACGAGATCGAAGTCGAACCCGTCACGGTGGAAGACGAGGACGGCAAGAAGACGCGTGTCCTTCGCGTGAAGGCCGTCGTGCAAGCCGAGAAGCAGGCCAAGCCGGCCAGCAAGGGTCGCGGCAAGGCCAAGGAGTCGGAGGAGCCCGCACCGGCGCCCGCACC